TCCAGTTTATTCTGCATAACACCTAGTTTTTCCTGTAGTGTCTTAGCAGTAGCACCCGGTGGTAGGTCTTGACCATCCCCAGCAAAACCGTAAGGGCTAACATTTGGATCAGATTGTAATTCCTCTGGTTCTTGTGGATCAAAGCTAACGTCTGCGACTACGCCTTCCGGTAATTCAGTAGGCTCAATAGAAAGAGGAAAACGCTGGTTAGCAAATAGCACATCAACGATCTGCCCATAAGCTGCCAGCGTTTTAGTTTTTGTGACTTTAATAAAGACACGAGATTTTTCTGCTTCTGTAAATTGAACATCAGGACCATACAAACCACGATAATTGCGGTAGGCACGAAGCCAGCGTTCTTCGTCCTGATACCTATAGTCTTCGGAACGATTATAACGCTCCATAATAAATGGAATGATGCTACTTACGTCTACATCAGAAATAGATGTATCTTCACTGTCTTCTAGTGCGATAGCATCATCTTCAATCATAATTTCATCATCAGCCATATTATTTTTCCTTAATATCCAAATGTACTGTCTGCTACACGCATACCAGATGCTGGTTTTCCTGCCGGATCATAGTCCCAAATACTAAACCTTGGTCTTGACATTATACCATATCTCAACGCATCATACAAGTGATCTTCCGAATTAGTGTCAATGTCTTCGGGATTCTTTTTGTCCAGCGGTATGGCGGGAAGTTGGGCCGTGAGGTTTGTGCAAGTATTAAAGAAAACAAGTCTAGGTTCCTATGTAAATTCATCTATCTGTAAACGTCTATGTATTTCATTCTTGCCGGATACACGACTGCCTCTGCTTCTATCTGACGGCCTCCAACGACACCCCTTACTAATCATTTGTTCAGCAAGAGATGGACCAGTATCGCCACGCTTATGCCAAAGAGAACTGTCCAATACACCGTACTTAATAGTGCCATCCCCAGCCTCTAAGTCAAGAATCATATCTGCCAAGTCTGTGGCAAGGACTTTAGAAACGTAGAGTTCTCGATATACGATAAGTTGCTCATTAGGCGCAACGGCAAACCAAACAACACCACTATAGCTACCGTACCCATAATCGCAAGCACGAAACTTGACCCAGTTATGAGGAATATCGAAAGGCTCAATAACATGAACATTCCGATCAAACTCAGTAAAGGCAGCCCCTTCTTTAATGTCCCAATCGCCTTCAAGTAATTGCCTACGTTGCTGCTCTGGCATGGAAAGAAGCATGGCTTCGTAATCACCTGATTCCGCAAGGTACGGATTATCAGAAAGTCTTGCTGGTATAAATCTTCTTTTGAATAAAGCCTTTCCAGCTTTGCTATGTCCTGCTGGGTATCGGAGTACTTCTCCTGTTTCACTATCTGTTGCATCAAACGCTCTGTTATAAGGGGCTGGATCAATAAACATCTTTTTGACCCAATGATGACCTCTGCCGCCGGGGTTGGTCGTAGCCCTCATATAAATAGGCAAGTCTGGTGCAGTGGACCTAAGACGACTTCGCATGTAATTCCATGCATATGGTGTGGCCCATTGTGTCAGTTCGTCAAAGCCTATCCAGCTAAATGCCAGACCCTGATAACGCAAGACATCATCATCTCTGTCGAGATACGACATCCACAATCTTGCACCAGATGGCGCAGTCCACTGCATTTTTCGCTCTGACCATTTAATACCGGGCCAGATTTTAGGATAAAGTTCTTGTGATTTAAATACAAGTTCTCTTAATTCTTCTGTTGTATGACGGAGTAGCAATCCGCTAAACCCCGAATGCCCCATATACCGTAAAGGGTCTGCTAACATAGCGTATGATTTACCGCCACCTGCAGAGCCACCATATAGTACTTCACGTTCTGCTGCCGCTAGGAAATCCGTCTGTGGGCCGGGGTTAGGCTTAAACAATACGTTAGCATGTTCTTCAATTGCACTGCTATCATACTCACGAGATACAAACTCCTGTATCTCAACCTTCGGCTTTTCTTGCGCCTGTTCTTTGGCTGTGGATTTCTTCCGCTTTGGCGATTGCCTTTTCCGCATATTCTGCCCACTTGCGGAGGCTTGCAGCTTGGTTCTTACGCTGTCGTTCATTAGCTAACCGTTTCCTTAAACCTACATGCGAGATGTATCTGCCAGTCTGCGTACTCAACCAATTGGCTACCTCACGATAGCTGTACTGATTTACGTGCGATCTAGCCTTCTCTAACAAGTCCAATTCAATTTGGATAGGTTGAAGAATGTCGGGGTCTTCATCATCCTGTTTATATCCGAAGGGTACTGTACGTGCAATACGTGGGATAGGCACCCATTCGTTTTCTTCTTTAATGTCTGTCGGCTGTGGAAGTTTCCATTTGCCTATGCTACGTGTCATTTTAATTTTTTGCGGTTGTCTACAATTTTAACAGGGTTCACGTATTTTTTAGTGGCTAGTCCACCAGAACTAAACCCCATATGCTTTTCCATTATTTCTATGATTTCAGCTTTGTTTAAATTTTTAATGTCAAAGTCATCATCATCATAGCCCATATCATTACGTAAAACATTTCTTAATGTTTTTACGCCCGCTTTTTTATAACCTTTACGAAAAGTTTCTTCGGAATCCATTAAAGCCATTACTCATCATCCTCTACTGGTGCTTTAGGTGGCATAAGCATAACGCCGCCACTTGCTTCTACCTGCATCTTCTCTGTTTTCACTAGACCTACACGGTCAAGCAGTTCTTTAGCTGCAGACATCTTATCACGAATACCCAACTCAGTCGGGTCATACAAAGCACCTGTCATCGCCATCGCCGCCTTCGGCGCATTACGTGCCATGTACATTTGAGTCGCCTCAAGTATCTCTTCTTTAATACCTTTAACAATTTCGTTAGTGCTAGAAGTGTCAGCATAACCTGCCAGTTTCTTGGCGGCAACCATGTCGCCACCAGCCTCATCAAATAAGACATCCAAAAACTTCTGTTGCCGTTCTGTTAGTTGTCTAGCCATTGTTTCTCTTCTTCATTGTAGGGCCACATATTATTTACCTTTATTCTGG